GGCTCACCCAACCTTCGATGATGCCATCACGGAATACCGGAAGAACGGTCTCTACCCCAAAAAAAAGCAGTGGGTGAAGAACATCACCACCTCAGAACTAAAAGCGGTCTACATGAGAGAAGGCGAGTTGACTTCCTTCGCTTCACTAGACGAGAATCCTAAAGCAACCTCCTTTCACGGGGCTGTAGTCGCCGCTAACGGCATGCTAGACCTCGCAGAGCCTTACGCAGACCGAGACGACCTCTCATACCCCTCCGACGCACCACAAAAACCCACTGACGGCTCAGGACTCACTAGCTTCGATGACTAAACAAAGCCAAGATAACTTCATAGTCGGTAAGTCAAAGTTCCCGCAGTGCGAAGTGCCAAAATGCTTCTACGCTGCGAAAGAAGATCAAGTGTTATGCTCTAAACATGCCTTATCAGCCTCACGAACACCAACTGAAACTCCACAAGTCCAAAGCTAAAGTCAAGTGGAACCAAACTGGGCGACGTGGTGGAAAGACCCGTTCTGCACTGGAGGAAGACCTTGCGGTTATCGAGTCGCTATCTCACAAATATGTCGAGATACCTAGCCTTCCGGGTAGACAAACTGCTGAAGAGGCTCGCTTGGTTCCTGCTATCCACGTCTGGACAGTTGCCCCTACTAAGGCGCAGATGTATCAGGTTTGGAACGAAATGCAGGCATTCATTCCCGAACACCTTGTATCCAAAACTAACCCTTACCGAGATAACAAACTCGGAGGTGGTCGTGGAAGCGGTTTCAAAGAAGACGCTCTGCATGTGTGGCTTACTTTCAAAGACCGTAACGGTCGGTGGCTCAGAGGTCGTGACGGAAAGCCGCGACCACGACCGATTGTATTTTGGGAACTCAAGTCCGCAGATAATCCAGAATCTCTCCAGTCAGTGGGTCTCGACTTCCTCCACATTACTGAAGCGCAGGAGGTAGCAGAAATTGGCTGGAACAAACTTAGACCTACCCTCTCATCACCGGGACGTGCCGGTCGTGCGCTTATTGAGGGCATACCTCCAGTCTCTCCCTCCCATTGGTTCGCGCGCAATTTCAAGAGAGCAAAAGCATCTCCTTCTCGCCGTAGAGAAGCGTTTAGCTGGACTGCCTTCGACAACCCGCTCCTCACGGAAGACCAAAAAGAAGAAATAAGAGACGATAAAGAAACCATGATGGAAGACGACTGGAATCGTCTCTACATGGCTATCCAACCTGAAGGTGCTGGAGCGTTCTTCCGTAAGGTAGACCTAGCAGCCCGGTCAACCGAACTCATGCGACCCGCCAAGGGTGGAGCTGAGTACGTGGCTGGGCTTGACCTTGGTCGTAGTAATGATGCTACGGTGTTGATAGTGAAGAACCGGAAAACACGAGAATCCGTATCAGTCACAGAACTCTTGAAAACCGACTGGACGATTCAAATGGAGACCATTCGCAGTGAAGCCCGAAGATGGAACCTCAAACAAATTGTCATGGACTCGACAGGATTGGGAGGGCAATTCGCTCGTGACATCATGTACACAGAAATGCTGGCTGAGAACATTCCAGTCATCGCCTTCAACTTCACACCGGTGGCAAAATACCACGACCTGTACCTGCCTTATCGAATTGCCCTTGAACATGAGCAAGTTAGTTTCCCAGCAGACTGGAACAAGCTAAGTTCGCAACTTATGGACACGACGCACAAAGAAACTTCTAACCGGGGGCATGTGTTTGGAACGTCCTCTGGCGCGCACGACGACTGGGCAGACGCAGAAGTGCTAGCCTTGTACGGCTGCGACCCGGTGGAGTACTCTATGACTACGCGTAAGCAACGGGATTCGAGTGGAATGGAGCCTCTAAGGCCGAACTTCATCTCGAAACGACGTGGCAAAAAGCGTGGTTTCATAGGGTTGACTCGTGAAGCACGACACGCAGCATATCTCGATGAAGTAGACACGATTCTGGAAGCGGAAACAATTCGATAATGGTCTCACCAACAGTTTCGTCAACAGCACAGGCAGTCCCACCGACTCGTGGAAATGTCGAAGACACCATCCAGCTTGAACGCGCCAACCCGCAACAAGAACCTAAGATCACGGAACAGTGGATTGAGGGTATGGTCTCTCAGGGCAAGCAACGCTTCGGGAAGTTCTGGCGCAAGTGCCGAACGGCAGACGAGTTCATCCGTGGAGACTTCGACTTCCCTGTCACAGAAGATGGGTCTAAAGTCAGGCTTGGAACAGCCCACTCAGTCGTAAAGACGCTTGTAGACCACATCACCCCACCATTCGTAGATATTACCGTCCCCCCTCCCGGTGCTAGAGGGCAGGCAAGGGCAGAGAAGATAGAGAAGTTCCTGCGTGGCTCGAATCATCGCCTAGAGCAGGAAACCCCCACCCGACGCATCATCAACTTCCACACCGCCTCTTATGGCATTGCGTGGGAGAAAACCGAGTTCATCGGAGCCAGATGGTCTGACTTCCCAGAGCCACCTGAAGACACTGGTGACGTGTCGAGATATAAAGAAGAACTCGAAGCGGCTATGGATAAACGGTCGCTAGAGTGGCCTATTACTACGAAAGCCGTAAACCCGCAGGAAGTCATCTGGGACACCAACAACGGCTACGACCCTCGTTGGGTCATCCACTTCTTCGATATTGATAACGAGTGGATACACGCTCACTTCCCCGGCTGGGAAGGCTCTAACTCAGGACGCTCACAGTTCATTGAAGTGTGGACGCACTCACAGGTCGCCTACATGGCAGAGCGTAAGTGGGTGATGAAGCCTCGTGACCACGGCTACAAGATTCGTCCATGGACTATGTACTGGCCTCAGACAGGTCTTTCGACTCTAGGCAATAAGCCTGAAGACCTCTACTGGGGCATCCTCGACGGTAACTTCGAGATGTTACAGGCTGAATCACAACTAGCATCTCAGTACCTCGACATCGTCACGAACTCCACTCACCCAGTGACCAACTTCAAAGGCCCACCGGGTATGGCTGATGAAGCACTCAACGAGTACGACAACTCCCCCGGAGCCATGAACGTGGTTCCGCAGAACGTGGAGATTGAAGTTCCTCGTGTGCCTGAGCCGCCACAGACAATCATGCTGGCGAAGAATATGTTCGATGAGGCTATTGAGTCCAATACAGCCCCATCAGTTACTCGTGGACAGCGTCCTTCGGGAGCCTCTTCGGGTTACGAGACGGCGGTACTGTCCGGTATCGGTCGTCTCAACTTTGCAGCATGGGTGTCCGCAGCCAACCGTGGATTACAGCACCGCAACGAGATCATTCTCAACATTGTGGAACACGTAGTTCAAGACCGCATTACCGTGTGGGGTCAGACAGAAGCAGGAACAGTAGATGCCACTATCTCTCCTAAAGACATCAGGGGACACTACGTTAACTTCGTTCAACTCAACCCAACTGCCCCTGAAGAACGTGAGAGAATTCTGAATCTTTGGTCTACGCGCTGGAGAGAAGGCTTTGTTGACCATGACACTGCCCTACGGGAAGGTGGAGTTTCAAACGCGCTGGAAGTTCAGTCCAAACTCCTCGCAGAGAAGTTCCTCAAGTCAGAACAGATTTCAGGGATTCTGGAAGGCATTGCAGCGCAGCGCATTCCACTTCTTCAGGGCATCATAGAGGCAGCAGGAGCCACAGGTGGAGAAGCAGACGCAATAGCTCAGTCCGTACTCGACACTCAGGGGCCAACACAGCTACCAAACGCAGGTAATTTCCAGCCGGGTAACTCGGCAGGTAATACTCCACAAACCCCCGGCACAGGACAGCCAACAACTACTCGCCCGGTAATGCCCGGTTCAGTAGGGGAAGCTGACCTTGTGGGCAGGCAGATAAGCAGTCCTGCACGTACAGGCGGTAGACGTGTTCCAACATCTAATCTCCCGGCAGGTAGATAATGGCTAAGAAAGAGAACGTCCTGATAGAGGGCGCATTTGAACAATACGATGAAGTGGTGAAGCGGTTCTTGGACACAGTTCCAAAGCAACTAAGCGCACCAGTGCTAGAACCACCCGGTGGCAAGAAGGTCGTAATCAAGCCTCTGCCCTTCAACCCGACAGGAAGCATCTAAATGGCAATATATGAAGTCTTAGTCCCGAAAAATTACGCTGACAAGGTTGGTGGTACGCGTGGTAAGGCACAGCGCGTAAGTATCAGTGCTAAAAGCGCATACCTTGCAAAAAGGGAACTAACCACAAAATGGGGCATTCCGTCGGCTGTAATAAGTCCCATTTGGGCAACTGAAGTCAAAGATAGCACTGGAACAGCGGGTTCCTTAAATCTCAGCTCAAAAGCTAAGTCGCAAGGAAATAAAGAAGCTGTTGCTCAGAATGAGAAGTTTGCCGTTGGGGCAGACATCGGTGCAATGGCAGTTTCTGGCCCTAGAAGTGGTGGTGGTGGACAAGCTACTCGCCAGAAAGAAAAAGACTTAGGTAAGTCAACTGAGCAAGGTTCTGTTTCGGGACTTACAACAGGAACGCCTTCAGGTCGGACTCTTAGTGCTGACACTCTAAAAAAGTTAGCAGGTATTGGTAAAAGTGCTACTTCTGGTTCTGCTAATCAGTTTCTTCCTGACTGGCTGAAAACCCCAGAAGCCCAGACATTTTCCTCTAAAGACCTTGCGGGAGGATACGTCGCTCCGGGGACAGAGGGAGACTTTAAGCCT